AGAAAATATCAAGGGTAAGACCTATGAAAAAAAATTATTCGTTAAGGATTTTTAATATCCTTGCAAAGCGTGTTTACAAATTATCGAAAAAACGTAAGTTAGGTTGGAAATGGAGAGATGCTCAAAGATGGACATCAGCTAATCTATTTAAACTATATAAGGGTAAGCCAGTATCTAAAATTAAAGTAACTGAAGTTGATTCTGTTATTATTTCTATTTTAGATAGTGGACAAACGCCTACTGGATTACCAACTCCAACACCAAAACCAACAGTATGTTTTGACCCTTTTAATATTCCTACTAAAGATTTAAAAGATATTAATTGGTGGATGCTTTCCGACCAAGTTAATTTTTTTGATAACAACTTAAATATGCGAGTTGCTATTGGTAGTATTATTGATACTGGAGTAGTAAAGAAGTTTGAATTGCCTAACTTAAACGAAACGGTAGAGGATATGCGTAGAGCTGGATTTGGTTCTGACGAAAATATAATTTTTAAAATATTAGTTGCTCCTAACAAAAGCGATGATGGTAAACCTTGTTCTTATTATGTTTTAGCTACTTTAATGGGTAGTCCATTAGATACTGAAAGCTCCCAAGAAGAAGTTTTTAAAACTGTTACAGAAGAAGACTTACCAGAAGATTTAAGAAAAGAACGTGAAATCAAAGTTAAGAAACGACAAGAAATTATTGATTTAAGAATAGCCAAGAAAAAATCAGCAGAAAGAGTTCGACCAGAAAAAATTGAAGGAGAAGATGAAGCTCAAAAAAAACAAATTGAAGAAACTTTAAAAAATTTAGAAAGTTTATATGCTAAAAAATTAATCAGTAAAGAGTTATTTAAAGCAAACGTAAAAGAGTTAAAATCTAAATTGAAATTTGGCGGAAAAATTTAACTATGGATAACCAAGAAGAAAAACCAAAAAGGATTTATTCAAGAATTAAAGTAGATACATTTTTTAACAAACTGGTAAAAGGAAAAGGAAACTTTTTAATTCGGTTTGGTAGTGAATGTAACGAACTTATTTTTGATAAAGCACACAACATTTTTGCTACCGAAAACAATAATTTCCCAAAAAAATTGATTTGTTTATTTACTATGGTTCAAAATGATGTGCGTAAATTTCTTGATATGAATCCATACATTGATATACCACCAAAAGTAAATACTATTGAATTTAATTACAATTATGATGATAGTTATGGTACGCTAACTGCAACTGATTTAGACCACGCATTTTGGAGAATTGCTTATGTTAAAGGTTACATAACTAAAAAAACATACGAGAAAGGTTTACCATCAAGTGGAAAAGCAATAAGACTTGCTTCACTATCTATATTGGGTAGAGGAAAAAAATTTGATAAATATGTTAATGGAGAGTTTGTTGAATCAATAGTTACTAAAAAATCAGATGCCACTTTGCAAAAGGTCTATGTTGATATTCGTTATTCTTGTTATTATATGATGTATGAATTATCTAAAATGCTTAAAGATGATTTTGAAAGTTGGAAAACAGACTGCATTTACTACCGAGATACTCCAGAAAATAGAAAAATTGTACATAACTACTTTGAGGAAAGAGAAATGCTTTTCAAACAATTAGTTTAACTAAATCTTTTTACTTATATAATTTATTATTTTTTATAATAATTTTATTTTATATAATAATTTTTTTTATATTTGTATTTATAAACCAAGAACAATGAATTTAAAGACAACACCCTTTTCTGATTACGAGAATGATAAGAACTATGATATGTCCAGCTTTAACGAGTTAGGTATGGATATTAATATTCTTAATGAAGTAACCCAGTATAACAAAATTCCAAGTGGTAATTTTTATAAGTTTGGAGTTATTATTGACCAACAATATAACTGGTATTTTAATGGAATTGCAGTTGCAGATAGCAGACAAAAAATGCGTGAAATTTATAGTGCTATACTACAAGTTAATGCTGGAACACTAAACCAACCTTTTATTTATAAAGTTAAAAGAAAATGAAACGTATATCTAAAGATTTAGCCGACAAAATGGTAATGGATGTATTAATTTCCATATCAAAACAAAATAATGTATCGAGTAATTTTGCAGAAAATTCGCTTGATATTATGAATGATGTGGTTGATAATACAGTTTTTACTGGAATTTTATTGACAAAAGCAAGACCATCTTTTTTTGATGAAAATGAAATAGATATGAAGATAACTATTGTGTCTGCTCTTAAAACTATTTTTCAGGTTAGCAAAAAACAAAAAGATGTTGTTTTTAATAATGATTTATCAAAAGAGATGTCAAAATTAGATGATGATGATTATTCAATTAGCACCAAGTTAGATTTTGCACTATATCAATTTGTAAATGCTTATTACGAATATGAAAGGTTAGAGAAAAAATACCCAGAATTAATGAAAGTTATGTAATTATGAAACCAAAGCAATTCCAAGACTTTAAAACAGTTAAAGACAAAGTAAAATTTCTTTTGGAAACAAATCCAGTATTAAGAGATAACGATATGAAGCTAATTGCTACTTATTACTTCCACGAAATAGGTAAGGAAGAAATTGATAGTTTAAACGCCTATGACCTTCTTACTAAAATTTCCAGTTCAAAGATGACAAATTTTGAAACTATTAGAAGATTGCGTATGCAGATACAACAGCATAATGAAGATTTAAGAGGTTCTGAATATAAAACCAGAAAGAAAAAAATTGACCCAACTTTTAGGGTATTTTTAAGGGAATAAAAATAATTATGTTTTTTGTTGTACCGATAACTTTTTTAGTTATATTTGTACCAATGAACTATTAAAAATAAAAAAATGAATGTACTATTGATTACCACAGATGGTAACAAAAAGAAAGTAACCATTAAAACTTTTGACGAAGCAAGACAATTAGTTTGTAGCCATAAACATAATTCTCCAGCAGAAATAATTGTTTTGTTTGATGGAACTTTTATACTTATAGATGAAGAAGGTAAATTAAAAAACCTTGAGATAAATAAATTAGCAACTGAAATAGCACACGAAAACAATTCTATATACCCAAGTGATTGTATTGTTGGAGATGTACTATTAATTGACGATGTTGATGAATTTGATTCACTACCATATAAATAGAAAAAAGGGGGTAACAACTCCCCCTTTCTAAACCAAGAAACTTAATAACAACACTATGGATAAAGTGTATATTAACTTATTACAAAACTAATTATTAAATATTTATAAAAAGTTAATTATCAAACAAATATCTAAAACTATTATGGCAATGATTATTTTCATTTATGAGTAAAATTAGATTTTATAAATATTATTTTTTGGGGGTTGATAAACCAGTCATAATGGAAGCAGAGGATAGATTAACTGCCGACCAAATGATGCAAAAATTAAAAGAAAATACTTCAGTCAATTTAAGTGCTAAAAATTTAATAGATATTAGAGTTGAAACACCGATTATAGGTATATCAAAGAGAAAGCGACATAATAAAGATTACGTTTGGGTTGGAAATGAATTTACAAGCGATGGTTGGTTGCTTCAATCCGAATACGATGAAATACAGAAACTTAAAAATAACAACAATAATGATTAACATTAGTCAATCCTTCTTAAAGGAATTTGCAGAGTACAAATCTGGAAATACTTGTGGACTTCAAATTAAAGCAAAATACATTGATGGAGTTAAATTTCCTTCAACTGATGCAATGGAATTAGGTAACTTCTTTGAGTATATGGCTACTGGTTGTTTGCCAAGAGATGGTCATACACCAGAGCCAAAAATTGTTTACAAAGGAACTGCCAAAGAATCCTTTTCAGCAGATTATCAAAAAGCTGTTGAAAGTGCCGAGTTATTCAAAAAAACTATTCAACACTATGATATTGAAATTATAGATACTGGTAGAGTTTGCACACAAGATGGTATGACTGGTATTATGGATATTGTTGCCAAGTGGAATGATAGGGTATGTATAATAGATACGAAGTATTCTGGTCTGATTAATGATAAATGGTCTGATTATGGTTGGAATTTAGATATGTTGCCAGAAAGACACAATTTAATGCTTCAGCCAGTGCAATACAAAATACTTTTGTCTAAAGAGTTGGGTTGTGAGCCAGAAGATATTGATTTTTATTTTTTTGTATTTTCTTCCAAAGAAGTTATGGATGTAAAGTTGATTAAAGTTAATGTTGATGAACTTACTATTGCGAATCATTTGACTACTGTTGAATGGGTTAAAACTGAACTTGAAAAACCAATAGACAAAGTATTTAAAGCAAAACCAGAGCTTAAAAGATGTTTTGAATGTCCAATAAAAGATAACTGCAAATTTAAAGTAGAAGTAGCTCATATAGACGAAATTGCTTATTAAATGACTAAAAAAGAATATCATATAGCATCTATTGAGTTAGAAATTTACGAACTAACTACCTATCGTAAAAATCTTAAAAAATTTGTCTTACTTGAATTGCGTAATGGAAATATGTTGGCAAAAAAGTTTAACCGTATTTTAGATGAATTAGATAGGATTACAATAGAAATTTATGAATTAGAAAAGAAAAAATCAGAAATTTATAACTTAAACCATTATTAGTATGACACAATTAACAACAAATAAGGATGTAGTTGGTTCTTTTACCACTACTATAGAGAAATACGAAAAGAAAAACCTTGCCGAACTATTGGAAGGTTCAAGTATGACACCAGCACAATTTAAACAGATTGTAATTAACGAACTTAAAAGGTCGCCAAAGCTACAAGAAGCATTTGTTAGAAATCCAGCTTCATTGTTTGCAAGTATTCTACATTGTGCTGAAATGGGGTTAAATCCAAGCCAAATGGTTGGCGAATTTTTCTTTATTCCGTATAAGGATAGTATAACGCCTATATTAGGATATAAAGGTCTATTAACGCTTCTAATGAGGTCAAGCAAGGTTAAGAAGATATGGAGCGAAGTTGTATATGAAGATGATGACTTTGAATACGAATTAGGTTTAGAGCCAAAGCTGTTGCATACACCAAACCATCATTCAGTTAGAAACTCAAAAAACATAAAATGTATATATGCTTGTGCTAAATTAGATGATGAAGTAATTTTTAAGGTTATGTTTAAAAGTGAAATTCAAAACATTATTAATATGTCAAAAGTACCCAATGAACTTTTCTTTAATGATAAGAAAGACCCAGAGCAATGGATGGCTAAAAAAACAGTATTGAAGCAGTTGGCAAAGTTAATGCCTAAAGATGATGACCGATTGAAAAAAGCAGTTTCAATGGATGACAATATTGAAGGAGGTGGTTATCTTATTATGGATGACAACGACACAGTTAGATTTGTTCAAGGGAATATTATTGGTAAAAAAAGTAGCATTTATGCCAAATTAATGGAAAAAAATAATACTGAACATATAGAATTGGAAAATAATATTGTAAATTTGTAATGTTGTGTGTTATATTAATCTGTATTAATTCTATACAAAGAAGTAATGTTATTAATTTAAGAAACCTCGATTCGCCAAGCGTTTTGGGGTTTTTTATTGTACTATTAGCGTAACATTATCACTTCCAGTATTAGCAGTGTAAATATTTCCAGCATTATCAACTGTAATCCCAATTGGAGAAGTGCCAGTTGTTCCAATAATACTCGATATATTTAATGGTGTAATTTTAGTAACATCATTACTTACAAAATTTGCAGTATAAATGTTTCCTAAACCATCAATTGTTATTGTATAAGGTGATGTGCCAGTTGTTCCAAAAATAGTTGATACATTTAAAGGTGTTATTTGTGTTACATCATTACTACTTTGATTTGCAGTATAAATATTTCCAGCATTATCAATAGTAATACCAAAAGGAAAAAAACCAGTTGTTCCAAATATGGTTGAAACACCTAAAGGGGTTATTTGTGTTACATTATCACTTCCAGCATTTGCAGTATAAATATTTCCAGCTCCATCAATAGTAATTCCACTTGGAACAAAACCAGTTGTTCCTAAAATAGTTGATACACCTAAAGGAGTTATTTTACTTACATTATTACTATTTTGATTTGCAGTATAAATATTTCCAGCTCCATCAATGGTTATTCCAACTGGAGAACTGCCAGTTGTTCCTAAAATAGTTGAAACACCTAAAGGAGTTATTTTACTTACATTATTACTTCCATTATTGGCAGTATAAATATTTCCAGCTCCATCAATAGTAATTCCAGTTGGAAAAAAACCAGTAGTGCCTAAAATAGTTGACACTCCTGATGGAGTTATTTTACTTACATTACCACTTCCAGAATTTGCAGTATAAATATTTCCAGAACTATCAACAATAATTCCATAAGGAGCATTTCCAGTAGTTCCTATAATTAAATTACCAGTAATACTTAAATTTGAATAGATATAATAATCTGAAGAAACGTATATAGTAGTTCCTGAATATAAAAACAAACCTTGATTAAGAGAATTTAAAGCAGTTACAACGCTTATAATACTTGGATTGGTTATTGGCAGATTATAAACTACAACGGTAGGATTTGAAGTATTTGAAATACTTATGCTTACGGTTGTAATTCCAAAAAAAGATATGCCAGTCAAATTAAATTCATATAAATTGTTATTATTGTTTGCAGTATTTTGATTTGGTAAAATACTCAAAATTGATACTGGTTGTGGTAACGCAGTATTATTTTTAACTTTTAAATTTATTTGACTTTCTAATGGTTTCATATTCTTTTGTTTTTTATTAAAAAATAAACCCCTAAACCTATTAAAGCTATAGTTGTCCATTTTAATACTTGTGGACTAACATAGTTTTTATTTTTTGCAAAATTTACAAAATGCTCACAATTAAAATTAATGAAGTCATATTTGTATTTTTTTAATTCTTCATACAGTTTATTAATATCATCTGTTTTTAAATCAGTTTTTTCTACAGAAACTACATCTCTACCTTTAATCCATTTTTCCAAAGGTTCTTTTACCGTATTTCCACCATTTGAATTAATTTTATCTGGGTGGTTATGTATAATAAAAAGACCATCTAAATTTTTTTCTACTATACCATAATGATAAATTAATGCGTACTTATGCGATTTAGATTTTATTAAATCTCCAGTTTCAAGTTTTGAAACTATATAATCTGTATTTTCTATTTTTATCTTATTAAGTGGTGCTGTATTAAATTTCGTCTTTGTAATCATTAAATAAATTAAAAAAATCGTTGTTAAGGAAATTTGTTTTTGGAACTAAATCTCGATTTGCTAATTGAGAAGTATAAAATACAATATATAAAGTTTCGTTTGGCAGTAAATTGAAATTCAAATTTGTTCTTCCATCCAAAAAAACATTATCTTTTGCTAACTTTAAAAATAATGAAGACTGAAACTGATAAGGGTCTATTGCTGGAACATCTACATAAGATTCTAACGTACCATTAACATCATATCTATTGAATTGATAGCTTTCCAAAATTTGACTGTTAGAATTTGCTTTTAGATACATTTCTCTAATACCATAAATATAGCTACCCATAGATTGTATAATGGAACTATAAGGTGTTGTATCAGTACTTGTTACTGTTACAACTCCATTAACATAAGTTGTTATGGTAGGAATATAAATAGGCATTAATTTCTTGTTTCTTGTGAAATAACTTTTCCATCTTTAGACATAGCTCTTAATAATCCAGTTGTTTTGTTAATCATAACTTTTACACCATAATCTTGTAAAATCATTGAGCTTAATTTGTCTAACTCTTTTTTGCTTTCTTTATTATCAATAGCTTCACGCATAGCTTTTAATCCAATTACTGCATTTTCTTTTAGCTTGGTTTCTGTGTCTGCAACTTGCTTTGGTTCAGCATATTTTACATCCAAAAGTTCTTTTTTGCCCTTAGAGTTTTTTGGTCTTAATAACCATATAAGAAGCAATGCACCTCCTAATGTTATAAATAATGTTTTTGTATTCTTATCCATTTTATTTTTTTGATAATTTTAATATCACTACAGCCAATATAGTTACACCTACCCCTAAAACAATATAAGAAGTGTATCTTTTAGACTGTAATCTATTAATCATTTCATTATTGTTTTGAACTGCTAAATATTGGTAAACTAAAGATTGTCTTTCTGTTTCAGCTTTAACATCTTGTAGTCTTTGCTCTAATTCTTTTTGTTGTGCTAAACTTAATTTTGCTAATTGTTCTTGAAGTTCTCTACCTTTTCTTGCCTCTCCTTGTGCAAATAATCCACCAACTACACCTGAAATTAATGAACCTCCTAAAGCTCCTACAATATCAGCTCCACCACTTCCTCCAGCATTTCTATAATTTTCCATAACTAATCTTTTGAACCAATTAAATAAACTCCATATAAAATACCCATTCCTATTCCAAGTCCAGTTACATATAGCCAAGTATCTTTTAATCTCGCAGTACTTTCTTTTTGTAAAGTTTTTCTATATTCTAATATTGTATTTGTTAAAATTTGAAGTCTTGCAGATTCTTGTTCTGCTCTAAGTCTTTCTCCAGCAAGTTTTTCTTCCATTGACATTTGAGCCAATGCCAACTTTTTTTGAAGTTCTCTATTTTTATCTCCCTCTGATTGTCCAAATAAACCTCCAACAACAGAACCAAGTAATGAAACTCCAGCACCAACCAATAATGGTATAATATTGTTTTCTCCATCATTTGTAATTGCACTATCTAATGCTTGTGCAAATGCTTGGTTTTGGTCTATATATAATGCACTATATACTAATTTAGTGATTTGTGGTAGAGTTGCTGTTCGCAAGTCTATATCATAGCCAAATTGTTGCAATATAATTACTGCAACATCTGGTTTTTCATAAATAAAATCGTTTATCTTTTTATCTATTGCGGTTGTCTTCTCCATATTGAGTATAATCTAAAATAATATGAACCACAATATTACAAAAATTATTATTAAGAATATTATTTTAAGGCGTT